CGATGAGCTTTCCGAATTCGCCGACAACGGAATCCAGCACGGCAAAGAAGTGCGCGAGCTGATTGAAAAGGAATGCACCGTTCGCGAGCTCTCCAGCAAAGCTGAAGAGTTCCAGACCAGTCAGCTCCTGCTGATCGTCAAGGGCTGGGGCTTTGATGACGAGCTGAACGAAGAAAATATCCGAGCGCTGGTGCGCAGCCATGCGGCCGTCCCTGACGCAATCGTCGCGGCGTACCAATCGGCCTATAACAAGGCGCGCGAGGGAAACTGACAGAGGTCGTCAGGGCCATCTACACCCCGTCCGTAACAGCTGAGCAGGCTGCTCTGTTCGGAATGAAGCCGGAGGACCTGGAGACCGATATCGAACTGTGGGCCATCAATGCCGAAGCCTTCAGCGTGTTCAACTCCATGAGCACGCAATGGCGCTCCGGCATGAGCGGGGCGACCGGCCTGGATTACACCGCGCTACCTGTCGTGATGGATCTGGAGGCGGTGAAGGCTGATAGCCGTCAGTAAGTGTTCCGGGATGTGCGGACCATGGAGCAGGAAGCGTTGCGGACGATGGCTGACAACCAGGAGTGATCTCAAGGCTGAGGAGGGAGTTTGTCCTTCGCCTTGCGCAACCTCTCGTAAATGGCGGCTGATCGCGGGCCTTTGTGCACAAGCGCGAAAAGCCTGCCGCTTTGGTGGTCTGCTGTGATGGTGGTAGATTGCCGGCATCAAAAAGGGAGATGTATCGATGTCAAACGGCTCTAATGCACTGGGACTTGTCCTGATTTTTTTCTGCATAGTTATTTATTTTATTCCGGCATTAAACGCTTCTCGCAGAGAGCACTCGAATTCAGTAGCCATTTTCTTGCTTAACCTGTTTCTTGGCTGGACTCTCATTGGATGGGTTGCAGCTCTTGTTTGGTCCGCGTCTGCTATCTCTCCTGCCCCCACGGAATCGTTACACGCCGAAGAGGTCGCACCTGTCGAGCAGGACAAGTACCAAAAGCTTGAAATCCTTGCCTCTTTGAAGGAGAGGGGAATGATTACCGATGAAGAGTTTCAAAAAGAGAAAGCTGAGCTCCTAGGGGGCTGAGACTTCTTCAATTTCCTGAGCCCGCCATTGAGCGGGCTTTTTAATGCCTGCAAGCCGGCCATGGAGCCGGTTTTTTTATGCCTGGAGGAAAGTGATGACGAACATCGCCGAGCTTGGCTTAGCAATTCATTCCGAGTCGGCGGTTCAGGCAGCCGAAAATCTTGATGGGATGGTCGAAGCTGGCATACGCGCCGAGCAGGCAATCAATAAGGTTGGTGAGACCTCCGAGCAAGCCAAGGCGCGGATACTTGCATTGGCAAGGGCTGCTGTTGAGTCCAGCAGCTACCAAGAAACCCTGAATCGCGCCTACGAGGCTACAGCGGGCGCTTCGGCTGCCGCAGCTCGCGAGCAGCTGAATCAATCAGCAGCAATTCGCCAAAGCACAAAATCTGTAACCGAGAGCGCATCCGCCCAAGAAAAACTTGCCACGTCGGAACGAAAGGCAACTGCTGCGACAACTGACCAGACTCGCGAGCTGGAAAAGCTTCTCGCCCAGATCGACCCAACAACAGCGGCTTATGCACGCCTGGACAAGCAACAGCAGCAGCTCGCAAAGTTCAAGGCGATCATGCCCGCCAATGACTTCGCAGATTACAGCGCCAAGATTGAACAGGCCCGTGCCGGCCTGAGTCGTCTTGATGAGGGGATGAGCAAAACTGGCGCTTCCGCCAAACAGACCTCAGCAGCGTTGCGCACTGTTCCTGCTCAAGTGACGGATATTTTCACGTCCATTGCTGGCGGGCAGTCAATTGTGATGGTTGCCCTTCAGCAGGGCGGGCAGCTTAAGGATTCGTTTGGTGGCATTGGATCTGCCGCGAAAGCGGTTGGTGGCTACGTCCTCGGCCTCGTTAATCCGTTCACCGTGGCAGCTGCTGCGGCTGCGGCACTGGGATACGTCTATTACGATGCCGAGAAGCAGGTCAGCGCCTTCAATAAGGCCCTCTTTTCAGGTACTGCGAGCTCAGGTCAGACGTCGAGCAGCCTTGCCGCCATATCGAAAGATGCAGCAGCAATCGGCGGAAGCATCAGCGAAGCCAACGATGCCGTTATTGCTCTCGCGGGAAGCGGAAAGCTTAGCCAGGTACAGTTTAAAAATCTTGCCGAGGCAGCAGCATCCATAGGCGAGTATTCAGGAAAGGGCGCCGGCGAAGTTGCCAAATCGCTTTCCGACATTGGCGATAGCGCTACGGACGCCGCGCAGAAGATCAGCTCTCAATACGGCCTGCTGACTTACGCGCAGTATGAGGTGATTGCCGCACTTGATGAGCAGGGCAGAAAGCAGGAGGCGCTAGACGCCCTCAGCGAGGCCTTGAATCAGAACGCTCAAGAGCGCCTGGCTAAGTATCGATCCTCACTGTCAGACCTTGAGCGCGACTGGAATGACGTAGGGACAGCGATCAGTAACGCCTATAGTCGAATAAAGGGTGGGCTTTTCCCTGGAATTGACGAGCAGATCGCGCGCACGCAAAAAGATTTGGATGAGGCAAACAAAGGAAATGTAGGGCTCTTCCAGAATAAAAAGGAGATGGTTGAGTTTTATACGGATCGCTTGAACTTTCTTCAGGATGAGAAGGCGGCCAAGGAGTATATTGCTCGATACGACGCTGAGAACGATCGGAAGGATCAGGAGCGAATTGCCGCCCAAAGAGACTGGAAGTCCGAGGTTAAAAAATACCAGTCGGACGCAAAGAATCTTGAGGATGAGGTCACCGAGGCAAAGCGTAAGGGCCTAGCTGCTGGTGCATCTCAAGTTGAGATAGAAAAAACTATTGCCAGTATCCGGGAGAAGAGCGCCAAGAAGAACGGCACAAAATCCTCCGCGGTAGATCTCACCTCCTTCAACGATGCCGACAACAAGCTCAAGGCCCTCACTGCCAGCTTCCAGAATTCGATGCGGGTTTTGGACGCTTCACAGAAGGCCGGTCTGATTACTCAGCAGCAGTACGCCGAGCAGAAGTCAGCGCTGATCCAGAAAGAAAAGACCGACGTCGAGGCTGCCTATCAGGGTGAGATTGCAGCCCTTGAATCGGTCCGCGACAAGTCCAGCACCACCAGCGCCCAGCGCATCCAGATCGATCAGAAGATTTCCGACTCCAAGTCGAAGATGGTCGACGCCCTGAAGAAGCTTGATGCTGATCAGGAGGTGCTGTCGATTGACCTGCAGGGCCGCCTGGACAAGGATCGCAAGGCGATAGAGGCCTTTGCGCGCACCGCCCAGGACAGTCTTGAGCTTGCTCAGCAGGGCTTGAACAATCAGCTCGCCGGGTTCGGGCTCAGCGACCAGGACCGCCAACGCCTCCAGGAAGATCTGAAAATCCGTCAGGACTATCAGAAGCAGTTGGAGAAGCTGACTCGCGATTACAGCAACAGCGACAAGTCGAGCGGTTCGGAAGCCAAGTATCTCGCCGAGACGGCGATTCTCAAAAACACACTGGAAGAGCGGCTGAAGAGCCAGGCTAACTTCTATCGGGATGAAGCCGCTCTGCGCGGCGACTGGTCGAACGGCGTGTCTCGTGCCTGGAGGAACTACGTCGACGAGGCTAGTGATGCTGCCGGCATGACTCAGTCCGCGTTCTCTGATGCCTTCATCGGCATCGAGGACGTTTTTGTTGACTTCATCACCACCGGCAAGGCTTCGTTCAAGGACTTCGCAGACTCGGTGCTCGCTGACCTGGCGCGCATTGTCGTCAAGCAGCAGATCATGGCTCCGCTGCTGCAATCGATGTTTGGCAGTACGCCGTCAGGCGGCAGTTTCGGGCAGTCGGCCGGCCAGTTGCTTGGTGGTGGCACGGGCTCCGGCTTCACCGACATCCTGTCGATGGGCCAGAAGGCAATCGGTCTGTATCAAAGTGGCGCCGGCCAGGCGTTCATATCTGGCTTTCAGTCGGGCACCGGCATCGTTGGCGGGATTGAAAGCGGTCTCGGTGCTGGATATGCATCGCTTTCTGGCGCAATCACTGGCAACACCGCAGCTATTGGCAGTTTGCAGGCGGGCTACACGGGTTCGGCCATGTCGAACTGGGTCGCCGGTCAGGCTGGGTCAGGCGCGAGCGCAGCGGGTGGTGCGGCAGCTGGCTCCAGCGCGGCTGGGGCAGGGGTAAGCACCCTGGGCGCTGTCGGGTACGGCATTGGCGGCGCGATCATGGGCTACCAGCAAGCTGGATTCAAAGGCGCAGCCACTGGTGCGGGCGGTGCCGTAGCGGGCGCTTACGCGGGCGCGGCGATCGGCAGCGCGGTACCCATCATTGGTACGGCCATCGGCGCGGCGATCGGAGCCATCCTTGGCGGTATGGTTGGCAGCTCTGTCTGGGGCGGTGACTGGCAAACCAAGGACCAGGGTTTTTCGCTGGGTGTCGAAAACGGCGATTTCGCGGGCCAGCAGTTCGAGTACCAGAAGAAGAAAGGCGGGCTGTTCGGCAAGAACAAGAAACGCACCCAGCCGTCTGCGCTCGACCCTAAAATGCAGGCAGCTCTCGATGCGACGTACGACGCCACTGAAGGCTCGGTGCTCGATCTGTTCGATCGTCTCAACGTTCAGTTAAACGACGGCGTGCTCGACGGCCTGAACATCGCTGCCTCTAAGATCAGCACCAAGGACAAGACCGCCGAGCAGATCCAGGAGGAAATCGCCAGGTGGTTTGGTGGCGTGGCGGATTCGATGGTTTCCGCTGTGGATGCGGCAACCGGCGCAGGCCTCGGCGGCTTCAACTTCGAGAGCCTGACGACGTTCGTCAACAACCTGTACTCCGTCAACGATGTGTTGAAAAACCTGAATGTTGGGCTTTTCGATCTCAACGTTAACGGCGGGTACATGGCGCAGAGCCTGTCCGCCATGGCGGGCGGGCTTGAGGCGCTCACCACCAGCGCGAGCACCTACTACGACAACTTCTTCACGGAGACGGAGAAGGCTGACGACACGCTCGAGGCTGTCCGCAAGCAGTTCGAAGCGATCAACATGACGCTTCCGGC